TCAGAACAGCGGCTGCTGGTCGCCGGCCAGTTGCCCGGCAGCACGCGCTTCGATGAGCAGCAGCTGCCGCTTGGTCTCGACGCCACCGGGCGCAGAGAAGCCCGTCGCTGCGCCGCCCGCGCCCATGACGCGGTGGCAGGGCACGATGGGCGCGAACGGGTTGTGGCCTTCGGCGCGGCCGACCGCACGCGCCGCGCCGGCATGGCCCAGCGCGACGGCGATCTCGCCGTAGGTTCGGGTCTGGCCGACGGGGATCTGGCGCGTCAACCACAGCGCGTCGCGGTCGAACGCCGGGACGGCGCGGTCGTCCAGCTTGACGGCCAGCAGCTCACGGTGGTCGGCCGTCTCGCCGGCCAGCAGGCGCCGGATGAGGGCGATGGCCTCGCACACGGGCTCGGGCGGCTCGGCCTCGGTGGCGGCTTCGAAACGGCGCTGCATCAGCTGGCGCAACGTGGCGACATCGGCGGCCGGCAGCTGCGAGCCGATCACGCCGTCGCTGCCATCGCCGCGCCAGGCGATGCCGCAGTGACCGAGCGCGGTGGGGAAGACGGCGAACCGCGGCGTCAACTCAAGCGCCCTGCCCCTGCCCCTGCCCCTGCCCCTGCCCCTGCCCGAGCCGCGCGGCCGTCGCCATCGCGGCCACGTCGCGCGGCGGCAGCGTCTTCAGCCGGTGGTCGCTCCACACCTGCCGCCAGCGCCGCGCGCCGGGCGTGCCGTTCCACAGGCCCAGCGCGTGGCGCATGGCATGCGCCCAGGAGCGCCCGGCGGCATGCACGCGTTCGAGGTAGTCCAGCCACGCTGCTTCGACCTGCTCGCGCGACGCCGCAGGGTCGGGTTGGCCGAAGAAGCGCGAGTCCCACTGCGCCATGCTCCACGGCTCGTGATAGGCCTCGCGGCCCACCATGACGCCGTCCAGCACGTCGAGCTGCGCGGCAATCTCGTCCGGCGTCTTCAGGCCGCCGTTGATGGCGATGGTGAGCTGCGGGAACTCGCGCTTGAGCTGCGCCACGAGCTCATAGCGCAGCGGCGGAATCTCGCGGTTCTCCTTGGGCGACAGGCCTTGCAGCCAGGCATTGCGGGCATGGACGATGAAGACCTCGCAGCCCGCTGCGGCGACGGTGCCGACGAAGTCGCGCACGAAGTCGTAGCTCTCGTTGCGGTCGATGCCGATGCGGTGCTTGCCCGTCACCGGCAGCGTGGTCGCATCGCGCATCGCCTTCACGCAGTCGGCCACGAGTTGCGGCTCGGCCATCAGGCAGGCTCCGAACGCGCCCTTCTGCACCCGCTCGCTCGGGCAGCCGCAGTTCAGGTTGACCTCGTCATAGCCCCAACGTTCGGCCAGCTGTGCGCAGGCGGCCAGGTCGGCCGGCTCGCTGCCACCCAGTTGCAGCGCGACCGGGTGCTCTTCGGCATTGAAGTCCAGGTGGCGCGGCTGGTCGCCGTGCAGCAGCGCACCGGTCGTCACCATCTCGGTGTAGAGCAAGCTGCGCCGCGAGATGAGGCGATGAAGGTAGCGGCAGTGGCGGTCGGTCCAGTCCATCATTGGCGCGACGCTTAAGCGCCACCTACTGGGAGGAACGACCGTCATAGAGGAAATCGCCTCCCGGCGCTCTGTCTCGTTCTCGCTCATTCCTGCGCTTTTCCGCTCGTTTTTGGGTGCGGGGGTAACATCAAGTGCAACACAACCACGCTTGTTGCACCGACCCCATGGGCACGATTATCCCGCGCAAGAGGAAGGACGGCTCCACGGGCTACACGGCGTTGATCAGAGTCAAGCGAGGTGGCAAGGTGATCCACTCGGAGTCGGAGACCTTCGACCGCGAGCAGGCCGCCAAGGTGTGGATGCGGCGGCGGGAGACAGAGCTGGCCGAGCCGGGCGCGCTGGTGAAGAAGCCAGACCCGCCACTGGCCGACGTGATCGACCAGTACAACCGCGAGAAGCAAAAGGCGCACGGCAAGACGAAGACCCAGGTGCTCAACACCATCAAGGCGTCCAGCCTGGGCGAGCTGCCCTGCTCGCAGATCGACAGCCCCGCGCTGGTGGCCTACTTCCAGAGCCTGCCTGGCCAGCCGCAGACACGCGGCAACTATCTGTCGCACCTGGCCTCGGTCTTCACCGTCGCCAGGCCGGCCTGGGGCTATCCGTTGGACGCGCAGGCCATGGCTGACGCGCGGGTGGTGCTGGCGAAGCTGGGGCTGATCTCGAAGTCAAAGGAGCGCACGCGGCGCCCTACCCTGGCCGAGCTGGACAAGCTCATGGCGCACTACGAGGTCATCCAGATCAAGCGCGCAGACAGCATCCCGATGCAGCGCCTGATCTTGTTCGCCATCTTCTCGACGCGCCGGCAGGAGGAGATCTGCAGGGTGGTCGGCGCGGACCTGGACCGCGACGCGCTGCAGTTGGTGGTGCGCGACATGAAGAACCCCGGCGAGAAGGTGGGCAACGATGTGCGCACGACGCTGACGCCCGAGGCGCTGCAGCTGATCGACACCCAGCCTGCCACCACTGGCCGCATCTGGCCCCACAACTCCGACTCCGTCAGCACGTCGTTCACCAGGGCATGCCAGATCCTCGACATCGAGGACCTGCATTTCCACGACTTGCGGCATGAAGGCATCAGCAGGCTGTTTGAACTGGGCTGGACGATCCCGCAAGTCGCTGCGGTTTCAGGGCACAGGTCCTGGCAGTCGCTGAAGCGTTACACCCACCTGCAGCGCACCGGCGACAAGTACGCGGGCTGGCCATGGTTGACTCAGCTCCTCAAAGACGCGGCTGTATCTCGCTAGCAACAAACCGGAGAAATAACCTACTGCATTTGTAGGCTATTGTGGCGCCAATGGCTGCGAATGGCGTATTGGTGCAGCGCGTCAAAAGGCAAGACTTGGCACGCGCTTTCAAGCGCCATCCGTGGCTTGATACGACTGCCCCGTCATAGGGAAAACGCGGCGATTTGTTTAGCACTCTGCTTTAGCGACTGCTAAAAACAACTGTATAAAAACACTGCCGTAGCGACTTCCTGCACGCAAGTCAACGTGGGGATCATGTCCTGGCCACGTGTAGCGCGCGGTGACCGACCTCAACATAATGGGCAGCAGCGAGGGCCGGAGCCCAAGCAAAAACGGGCTGACCCCGAAACGAGGTCAACCCGGTCTTGTCCCTCCGAAGAGAGAAACAAAAGCCTGAACTTTTGCCGTAGCAAGTGTGAGTTTAAACGGCGGCTGCTTCCTCGGATGAGGGTTTTCACCAAAAGCCCCTAAGGACCTCCATGAACAACTTGTTCATTTCCTACGATTTGCACGCTCCCGTCAAGAACTACGACCGGGTCATTTCAAAGATCAAGAGCCTGGGCGGCGTGCCAGTGCTCAAGTCAATGTGGTACTTGAAATCCACCTCCACGGCATCAGAAGTGTCCAAGGTCATCTGGGCCGTCATGGACGCTGACGACACGCTGCTGGTTGTTGATTCAAAGAACAACAGCTTCAGCGGCTACAACCTGAGCGAGCTTGCCAAGAAGCGCCTGGTTGAAGACTGGCAGAAGTAGACGTTAGAGCCGCTGCATAGAACCCGGCTTCGGCCGGGTTTTTTCCTCCTGCATCAGAAAAGTCCTGCCGGCTCCGCCGCTTGGTCCCAGCTCCAAATCACCAGCTCGCGCCGGTCGGCCGGCTTGCCGCCACCGCCGACGGTGTAGGTGATCTCCAAGCTTTCCATGTGGAATCCGGCGAAGCACTCGCGAATGTCGGGGTGGTCGTTGATGCTGACCAGCATCTTGCCCTTGAGCCGGCGCATCGCAGCGGCCATGGCCTCATACTCGCTGAAGGGGAAGCCGATGCCGTAGCCCTCGGTCTGCCAGTAGGGCGGGTCTGCATAGAAGAACGTGTGCGGCCGGTCGTTGCGCTCCAGGCAGGCCAGCCAGGGAAGGTTCTCGATGTAGGCGTTCGTCAGCCGCAGGTGGGCCGCGCTCAGCGTCTCCTCGAGGCGCAGCAGGTTGACCGGCGGCGCTGTGGTGGCGGTGCCCCAGGTCTGGCCCTGAACCTTACCGCCGAAGGCATGGTGCTGCAGGTAGAAGAACCTGGCAGCGCGCTGCACGTCGGTGAGCGTCTCGGGCCGCGTGTCCTGCTGCCACTTGAAGACCTCACGGCTGCTGAGCTGCCACTTGAACTGGCGCACGAACTCCTCGAGGTGGTGCTTCACCACGCGGTAGAGGTTGGTCAGCTCGCCGTTGATGTCGTTGATGACCTCGACCTCGGCCGGCGGCCGCAGGAAGTAGAGCGCTGCGCCGCCGGCGAACAGCTCGACATAGCAGCTGTGCGGTGGGAAGCGGGGGATGAGCTGGTCGGCAAGACGGCGCTTGCCCCCTACCCAGGGGATGATCGGTTGGGCCATGTGACTCCAGGGGGGATACATTGCGCCCGCCTCCCGGGAGGTGGCGGGGCCTTGGCTGGTCACAGGCATGGACTGTGGGTGGCGGCTGTCGACGGCGCTCCAACGCCGGCGGCGGTCGCCTCGTCTTTGCTCAGCGCTGGGTTAGCGCGTCGTAGGCGCGCTCGCAGGCCAGGCCGGCGGTGCGGGCTCGGTCGGCGGCTTCAGCAAGCTCTCCCGCAGCGTCGTCAATCCGACGTTGCACCTCAGTGAGCAGATCAGCGGCGGCGCTGGCTGGCGAGCTGCTCGGGGAAGCGGCGGGATCAGCGGGGGCGGGACAACGACTGGCGGCAGCGGCGGCGAAACGGTGCTGCAGGCGCTGGCCAGCACCGTCAGCAGTGCCGCGCTCAACAGTCGTGCGGGCTTGGTCAAGTTCGGCTTCATGGGTGATCTCCGTATGGGCGGCTTTCCACCCCTGTTCCTTGGCTCGATAGGACTTGCTCGCGCTGGCGGCTGCCGCCGCGTATGCAGCGCGATCGTCTGACCTGGCCTTCTGCTCCGTGAGCACCTGGTGGCGCGCGTTGTCCAGGCGGCTCGACTGGACGGCCAGGCCGATGCACAAGGCCACGATGACCCACACCCACCACGGCAGCTCGCGGAGGAGCGCAAGAGCGGCCTTGACGGCGGCGGTCATACAAACGCCCTCACCGCCTGCTCGAAGCGCTGGCGGCGGTCAGACAGTCCGGCCAGAGCCGGGCCGTTGATGGCCTTGGTCATGGCATCGACGTTGGACGCGTCGGCCATGGTGTTGCAGCCAGCGGCGGCCCAGTACCACCCGGCGGTCATCGCCGCGTGGATGGGCTGGGCGACGAGATCCGGCGAGGCCTTGTAGGGCTGGTTGATCGCCGCCTCGGCCGCCATGTAGTTGGCCCGGCCAGTGAGCTGAAGCAGGCCCCGGCCGCGATAGGCCCAGCCGTCGCCACTGGCTTCGTCGCCGTTGCCGTTGCGATTCGCATAGACCCTGTTGGCCAGCGCCTGCGGGTTGCGCAGCAGCTGGGCGGCGTCGCCGAGGCTCGGCACGCGCCTGGGCCACATGGCGCGCACGCGCTCGGCGGTCGTGTAGAAGAGGTTCTCCTCGAGGTGGACGAAGCCAGCGCTTTCGTGCGCGCACTGGCTGACCCAACCGGCCTCGCGCACCGGGGTGTTGATGCCGAAGTGGCGGGCGGCCGTCGACAGCGCCTCGGCGAAAAGCCGGGCTTGTGTCGGCGCGATGCCGGCGGCGATCAGGGTTGCAACGGTGATCATGGTTAGCCTTCCTTGACTCTGGTGCGGAGAATGAGCACCGCGAAGCCGACGGCAATACAGACGTGCTCCAGGCTTGGCGGTGTGGGGTTGAAGAAGGGCGAGGCCAGGACGCCGGCGCCGCCCAGGGCAAGCAGGAACCACGCGGCACGCTTGAGCCAGGCCACACACACCTCGCGTGGCCGCAGCGCGGCGCGCACGGCAGGCGGCACCAATGGCGGACGCATACGCTCCAGCTTGTTGAGCGCCTCGGCCAGGATGACGAGGCCAGCCAAGCAGTGGATGGCCCACACCCACACCGGCACGGCAATGAGCACGGCGCCGGCACTCACGATGTGCTCCCCGGTTGGCCAGACTGGGCCGTGCCGCTCATCTTGCGGATGGCCCAGCGCAGGAAGTGCTGGGCTGATGAGCCGACGACGAACGCTGCCCCAAGCAGGAACGACTCAGGCACCTGCATGGCGGGCGCCAGGTAGCCTGCTGTGAGGCTGGACGCGACGGCGAAGCCGATGCGGCGCCCGCTGGTGCGCAGCAGCTCGCGCCAGGTGTCTCCGGTGCTGGGAACGGCGTTGAAGAGGGCAATGGCGGCAATGGCGCCGGCAAAGCCCGCGACGAGCACGTCGGGGCGCAGGCCAAGCGGCACGCCCAAGAGCGTGATCGCGGGCACGGCCACAGTAGCCGCGACCAGCGTGCCGGTCGCAGTGGATACGGGTTCGGGCATGGGGGCCTTTCGGGTGCTTGAGGTGGAGCGGTGCCTGCAGTGAATGGCGGAGCTGGGTCAGTCAGACCGGCGCCGCGCCTTCGTAGCCGAACTGCGCGCCTTCGCCTGGCGGTTGGCTCAGGAACTGGTAGATGGCGTCCAGCACCGACTTCGTGCCTTCGTTTGCCGGGATGCATCGCACCTCGCTTCGCACGGGGTTCTTTCCGTCCAGGCGGGCTTCGTGGCTCAGGTACTCGCCGATCTCCAACTCCACCAGCACGGTGATGCCGTCGGCCTGGTAAGCCGGCGGCGGATTGAAGTTGAAGTTGGCCCGAAGGATGCGGTGATAGGTCGTGGTGACGCCCGAGGGCAGCTCACGGGGCAGAGACATTGCCATGGCGTTCAGAGGTAGGGAGTGAGGTCGATGATGAGAGTCGGCGCCGGCCCGAGGCCGCCCTGCAGCAAGGGCGCAAAGTCGGGGCTGCCACCTGTCGAAGTCCAGCGGCTGCCCACCACGCGGTCGATGGCGCCGCTGGACAGCCGCACGGCCACGTTGACGGTGCGCGAACCGAACTGGTAGCCGCCACCAGCGCCGCCAACTGCGGCCACGACGACACCGGGGTAGGTGGGCAGCGTCGCCGCAGTGGAGTCCCACACACCGCCAGTTGGCAAACCAGACACGGCTGGCAACGTGACAAAGGAATGCACCAGCAAGGGCTTGCGTGTCGTGTCCCACTGAACCTCGCCGCTCGCGCCCAGCACGCGCGACCCCCACGCCTCAGCCGGCGATGTGCCGGCGGCAAGCCTGCCGAAGCAATACACCTGCGGCGTGACGCTGGCACGCACGAGGATCTCGTAGGTTGTGCCGGAGACCAGTCGCACGACGGGCGCCTCGACCCAGTTGCCGTCGCCAGGCGTCATGCGGAACACCGGCAATGGAGCGCCGTTGGGCGACGCGATCGTGAAACGCGCAAAGGAGCCGTCAACGCCCGACTCGATGACGAAGCCGGTGAACACGGGCTGACCGAGATAGTGCAGCGCGGCGGCTTGGCTGCTCACGGCCAAGTTGCCGCTTGCTGTGTAGACCACGATGCCGTAGCTCATGAGGTCGATTCCCTGTGGTGAATTGGTCGATGCAGTGATCGGTGCGGTCGGTGTTGGCGTACTGACCGGAGGACCGCCTCCGCCGCAAGCTGCGAGAACCAAAGCGAAAGTCAAGAGAGCAGTGAAAGCCTTCATGCGAGCCTCCTAGTTGACGAAGACGAAAGCCGTTCGCGTCGCGCCTGCCTCTGCGAACGTTGGAAAGGTGACGACGGGGTGGCCGCTGGCGTAGCTCACCGTGATCGCCGCCGGGCCTGACTTAGGACCGACGTGCGACCAGAAGACCGTGCGGCCGGCCCACTGCGGGTAGCTGATGACCTGCTGCGGGGCGCCATTGACGCCGTACACCACGATGTCGATCAGCAGCGCGCCTCGGTAGAGGGCCTGGCTCGTGTCGAACTGGAACGAGCCGTCCGAGTTGAGCACTCGCTGGCCCCAAGTCACAGCAGGTATCCCGAAACGACGCGGAGGTTGCCGTCGCCGTCGAAGATGCGCTGCCGATTGGCCTCCAGCTCCTGGCGCCCACCCGACGAAGCAGTGCGCAGCAGGCCCACGTCGGCCGTGATTGCGCTGAGCTGGCTGACGCTCAATGCCTGTGCGCCAACAGACCCATTCACAAGCAGATTGCCGTTGACCAGAGCCGCCCAGGTCAGCCAGGTGCTGCCATTGAAGTACCGGCTCTGCGTAAAGCCGGCGCTCGCGTTGTACAGCGTGACGCGGTCAAGCACGACGGGCGAGCCATACCCTGCATCGCTGATCGCCGCAGCTGCTTCACTATCGCTCCAGCCGCTGCCAGAGATGGAGCGGCTGGCCTCAATGCTGCCTCGCTGGCCGTTGGTGCCATTGGCGCCATTGGCGCCAGCGGGACCTTGCGGACCAGTGGCACCAGGAGCACCGGGGGCACCGGGGGCACCGGGAGCACCATCGGCACCGTTCGCCCCATTTGCACCATTTGCACCATTGCTGCCGGCCTGGCTTTTGCTAACCGAGAAGCGTTTGGTGATGGTGCCAAAGCCACCGCGGCCAACAGTAATGTCGACATAGCCCGCAGGCGTGCCGGCGGCAAGCCCGTCGATAGTGACGGTGTAGCCGCTGCGGCTGGCGCTGACGCCGCTACTGGCGGAGATCGAAGGCGTCCAGTTAGCGGTGTCATCGGTGATGCCGACGTAGACGGCAATGGTGCTGCTGTTGCCGGCGTAGCTGGTGACGTTGCCTGCTGGGTCAGCAGGAAAGACCGTGGCCTCGTTGCTCAACGTGGCGGTAACCGCAGGCGCCCCATCCGTACCATTTGCGCCGGGCGCGCCGTCCGCGCCCGGGGTGCCCGGCGCACCAGGCGAACCGGGGGCACCTGGGGCACCTGGGGCACCTGGGGCTCCGGGTGCTCCGGGTGCTCCTGGCGCACCATTGGCGCCGGACTGCCCGTCGCGCACCTTGACGATGGTCGTCTCAGCGCTGTACGTCGCCACGGTGTCCGTGACGGTTGCCCGCACTGTGATGCTGTCGGTCAGCATGCTGGCCGCCTCAACGCTGACGACGTCACCACTGCCGGTGATGCTGGCCGTGCCGCTGATGACGGACCAGTTGACGCTCCCGGCCAGTAAGCCGGTTCGTTTCGCGGTCAAAGTGATCGAACTCGGACTGACTCCACCGGCGGCGGGATACTGAAACGTCAGCGCAGAGGCGTGGACCAGCAAGCTTTTTCCCGCGATGCCGGGCAGCAGCTGGGCCATGGCGCCCGTGACGGTGTACGTGACGGCGGCCACCTCGCCGAGGCTCTGCTGACCGCCGCCGAAGACGTTGAAGCTCGTGAACTTGAAGTGGAGCGTGCTGCCGATCAGAGAGAGATCGAGGTCGCCGCTTTTGACGACCAAATCATCGACCCGGACAAAACGGTCCCCTGCGCTGTGAGCGCTTTGCAGGGTGCCGTAGGCGCCGCGCACCAGACCGCCGAGGGTATAGGCGCCCGCGCCCACCAGGGCCGAGGTTTCGTAGGCGAAGTACTCCTGCGCGCCAGGGCCGACCCAGCACAGCGTTTGCAGCGTGGCGGCATCTTCTGAGCTGCCGCCAAGCAGCTGTTGGCCGCCCAGGCCCTGCACGCCGACCGTGCTGCTGATTGCGCCGGCGAGATAGCCGTAGCGCGCAGAGCCTGTGACCGTGCCGATCTGGCGGTAGTTCAGACCGTCCAGGCTGACATGCACATGGCAGCCGCCCCACGATGGCCCGCTGCCGCGAACAGCAACGTAGACCTCGAGCCCCGTGCGTGTGAGCTGGGCCGGCGCCTCGAAGATGACGGGCTCGTCAGTGTTGCCCGGCGCCGCGTTGTAGTCTGGCGAGTAGCCAGAGCCAGCCTGGGCACCGTAGCGGGGCGCGGTGGCGGTGCCGATGGGGGCGTCCTCGGCCACGATGGCGATGCGGCGGTCGTCAAGCTCCTCGACCTCAAGGATGCGCACGGGCCGGCGGAAGAGCCCGCGGCTTGGCTCGGTGAGGGTGACGAGGCGCAACGGCCGCAGGCGGCAGAACTGCCAGGTGAGGTTGAACTCGTAGCGGTTGCGCTTGACGAGTTCGTCTTGCACCAGCTGCTGCGCGATCTGGGCGCCGATGGCAGGGTCTTTGACCTCGGGGGCGGCGATGGCCGGCTTCTCGCGACGGCCGAAGGTTTCGATGCTGGCCAGGTCGTCACGCGAGATGGGCTGCTTGGCGTAGCCGGACGCGCGGTTCTCGATCTCGAGGGTGATGACGTTGAAGCCGACGTCGTCGCTGTTGGCTGCGGAGGACTCGGCGCCCAGGCCGTGGTGGCGGCGGATGCGGACCGAAGGCTCGCCGTCGTCGGGCTTGAAGTGGTCCAGCGTCAGGTCAAAGTCGGGCGTCACCTCGGCCGTGAAGCTGGCGCCGTGGGCGCTGAGGTCTTCGTCGCCCAGCGGCACCAGCTCAATGGCAGAGCCGGTGTACGCGGCCTTGGTGTTGGTGAGCATGAGCAGTTGGGCCAGCCAGTCAAGACAGCTGCGTTGCTCCGTGAGCACGGGACTGAGCCACAGACCGGCGGCGCGGCAGTAGGCCTGGTAGCGGTCCAAGCCGAGCAGCCGCTCGGCTGGCCAGCCGCCGCCGGAGCGGGTGTCGGTGAGGAGGCGTTCAACAGCCAGACGCGGGTCACCATCCAGCACGGTGCCGGCACCGGGGACGCTGCCCAGGCCGCCGGCGTCCAGCTCGAAGTTGTGATTGGGCAGGCTGGCGCTGCTGTCGAGTTCGTAGGCCTGGGCGTAGGCGTAGGCCAGGCCGCTGTAGCCGAGGGCCTTGCTGGGGGCGTTGGTGGACAGCCAGCTCCAGACGGCCTGGCCGATGTTGCCGAGCTGCAGGGACAGGCCGCCGGCGGCGAAGCTGGCGAACTGGCTCTTGCCGCGCCACATGGCGCCAGAGCCCACGAGAGGCCCCCTGGCGAGCGCGATGAGCACCGAGGCCTGGTAGGTGTAGCTGACGGTGGTTTGCGAGCCCCCACCGCCCTTGCCGCCGCTTTGGGTCTCGCTTTGCTTGATCGCCTTGAAGGCGTTGTAGTCGAGCAGGTTGCCGGCGACGCGGCCGCGCCCGGTGAGCACCCAGGGGATGGTCTTGCCGTACTCGCTGCCCTGGATGCGAACGCCGCTGAGGCTCGGCTGCTCGTTGGTGAAGTTGGAACCGCCCATCAGATGGCCTTGGCAAAGAGGGTGAAAGCGCGCATGTCGCGGCCGGCAAAGACAGCGGCGTCGAGCCGGTCCTGGGTGACCTCGCCGGCCTGCGCGAGGGCGTGTGCGACCTCGAGGTGCTCGCCGCGCTGCACGACGAGGCCGGCGTGGCTGAAGGTGCGGCCAAAGCGCCAGACGAGCACGTCGCCTGCCTGCAGCGGCTCGCCGGCGGCCATCGGGCGCAGCCAGGCGTCGAGGCCGGCGAGATAGACCTCCTCGCTGCGATGGAGGTGCCACTGCGGCGCATAAGGCCGGGGGTCGAAAGCAGCGGGCAGCGCGCCGCAAGCCTTGAAGACGGCCACCAGCAGCATCAAGCAGTCGACGCCGACGCCGTGCACGCAGGCCTGGTGGTGATAGGGCGTGCTGATCCAGCGCTGGGCTTCTTCCTGAAGCAGCGCGCGAAGGTCGAGGGGGGTCATGTCAGGCGGCCGTCTCGGGCGCTGGGACGTGGGGCTCGCCTCGGAAGCGCAACAGGTTGCCGAGGGCGATGCAGCGGGCCTTGGTGCGGTCGCAGCCCGGGCGGATGGCGAAGGTGTCGCCGATCTCTGGCTGCTGGGGCCACGGGAGCACGGTCTGCACCGCGCCGCCGGCATAGGCCCTCACGGTGCGCTGCTCGCCAGCCAGCTCGCCGCTGGTGAAGCGAATTGCGCCCAGGTCAAAGAAGCCGCTGGCCTGCCCGAGGCCCGTGGCGATGTAGTCGAGACGCCCACCGGACAAGCCGGTGACGGTGCCGGTGACCGATGCGGCCACAGGGTTGAGGCCGCAGTTGGGGTCATAGATGGTGTTGCGGCAGCCAGGCTGGTAGATCTCGGCGGGCACCTGGCGGGTGAGCTGAGCCAGCAAGCTGCGCACGGACACATCGACTGTGCCCAGGCCCAGGTCGGCCGGCCCGGTCTTACCCTCGAAGCGGGTGTCGTAGCCCTTGTCGACACCGGCCGCATCCTGGAAGAGCCATTCGAGCAGCACGTCGGCGCCGTCGAGGCCGCCACGCGCGGCGAAGTGCATCATGGGCACGCCGGCGACGGTGTCCAGCGTGTCGACGTTGAACGTGAACTGCACGTCGTCGATCTGCAGGTTGGCGTTGACCTTGAGGCGGTCTCGCTCGTAGCTGGCGGGCACGAAGGTGCGGCCGTCGGCGATGGTGAGCGGCACGTCGGCGTTCGTCCACCGCAGCACGACGCCCGTTCGCGTGGTGAGGGTAAGAAGGTCGAAGCGTTTGCCCTCGCAGGTGCTGGCCAGCCAGGCGTCCAGCGCGGCGAGTTCAGGGGCGGTCATGGGCATGGCGCGTCAGCTGTACTGGTTGACGGTTTCGAGCGGCACGCCGTCGGCGCTGAAGAGCTGGTGCATGAAGCGCTTCAGGTCGAGCGTGTCGTCGGCGAAGGCGACGTGATAGAAAAAGCTGCCCGTCCACGCGACCGTGGCGCCTGTGGCAGCGTCGGCGGCCAGCGTCAGCGTGTCACGACCGAAAGTCGCTGCGACTGGACTGCCGTTGACCAGGGCGATTGGGGCGGCGCCGGTCGTGTCGACAGCGCCGACGCGGTCGACGGCGCCGCCTTCGGTGTAGACAAGCGGGAAGGTGCGACGGCTTGGAGCGCCGAGGCCGACGGTTTGGGCGATGACAGCATGGTTGGTTTCGTCCTGAAGGTAGAAGGGATCGAGCGCACCCTTGCGCGCCAAGAAGAAGCCGCGCAGCGTTTGCAGGTCGGCCACGCTGGGCCGGGCGCGCAAAAAGTTGTAGCGCAGGGTGAAGCGCCACACGGGGAAGACGCGCTCGCTCATGGCCGACCGGCGGCCGCTGGCAGCGCGGTGCACTCGGGTGTTGAAGCTCACGCTGATGCCACGCTCGGCGGACAGTCCTGCGAGCTTGGGGAAGACTGCGGTGCTCATGGTCAGCCTGCCGTGCGGTTGCGAACGCGCTGCGCGAGAGCGCGCACGAGCTGGTCACCCTGCCGGCCCTTGAGCATGCGTTCGAAGCTGCGGGCGTCCAGTGCGTTGATGCTGAAGTTGCCACCACCACCGCCGCCGGTGAGCTGGCCGCCCATGGCCAGGTCGCCGATCATGCGGATGGTGTCGGCGTGCTTGGACGGCAGGATCATTTCGTTGCTGTGCGTTTGCACGATGGGGTTCATGCCCTTGGGGATGTCGAAGCCGCCCTCGGCGCTGAAGATGCTGCTGGCGAAGGACAGCACGCCGGCCAGCGCGACGCCGGCGGCGATGGGCGCCAGGACCGGGCCGACGTAGGGGATGGCGACGATGGCGCTGTACGCGCCCGCTGCGGCCTCGTAGGCGCGCATGGCGATGGTCTTGATGCTGCCGGCGGCCTGCACGGCGGTGATCTCGCCTTGCGTGACGGCTTCGGCCGCGACCTTCTCTTGGCCAAACATCCAGGTCATGGCCACCATGCGCGCCTGGTTGATGACCCATTGCGAGAAGGGCTTGGTGACCAGCTCGGACAGCAGGCTGCTGCCGATCTGGCGGGCGGTGTCGCGGATGCCGCCGGCGGTGATGCGCCAGCTGGCGGCGATGCGGTCGAAGCCCTGCTGCAGGGCCTGCTGGCTGGTGCCAAGCACGCTGCGCAGCGGGTCGGCCTGCTCGACAGCCTGCTCGCCCTTGTTGTCGGCGGTGAGGCCCTTGTAGCGGCGCTTGATGGCGGCGATCTCGGCCTGGATGCGCTCCACGGCGACGGGGTCGTTGACGCCGCCCTTCTCGGCCTCCAGCTCAGCCTGCTTGGCCAGCAGCTCGATCTCGCGGCGCTGCTCGATGGCGCGGCCGCGGATCTCGAGGAGCTGGGCTTGGGTGATGACGCCGAGGGCGCGGCGGATTTCGGCCTGCTGCTGCTCGGCTGCCACTTCGTCGAGGCGGTCGGCCATCAGCGCCTCGCGGCGGATGCTGGCGATCTCGCGGAGCTTGGCTTCGTGGTCCCGCGCCATCTGCAGCTGGCGGCGCAGCGCTTCCTGATACTCGCGGCTGTCGACGCCGTAGAGCTGACCGACCGAGGCGACGTAGTTCTCCATCAGCCGCTTCTGCTCGGCGTACTGGCCAGCGGCGGCGGCGATCTCGACCTGCTTCTCGGCCAGGTCGGCAGCGGCCGCCTGCTTGCGAAGGCCTCGCTCGGCCGTGAGGTGGCGCTGCGTGGCGCCGAGCTTCTCGGCCTGGCTGAGGTCGGCACGGGACAGGATGCCCTGCCAGAAGCGGCTCTCTTCGGCGAGGCCCCACTCGGTGAACGTGCCTTGCAGGGCCATGCCGTCGGCGTAGGCCTTCTTCTGCTCTTCCAGCAGCGCGGCCCATTCGGCGCTGCGGTTCTTGTCGGGTTCCTTGGCCTTGAAGGTGTCGCCGAGCGTGCTGCCGTCGCTGCCCTTGGGCTTGGGCGGAGGCGGCGGGCCTTTGGCGTCTTCCTCGATCTTGGCGATCTCCACCTTGGTGGCGGCCGCCTGGCGCCCCAGCTCGGCCAGCTTGTCGGTCAGGAAGCGCATGCGACGCGCGGCGGCCTGGTTGCCGGGGTCGCGGTCGAGCGTGTTCTGCAGCCCGATCTGCATGAGCTGGACGCGCTCCATCTCTGAGCCCAGGTCGGAGAGCTTTGAGCGCAGCTTGCCGACGTCGTCGGTGCCGGTGATGCGCGCCACACCCTTGCCGAAGGTCAGGAACGCGGCCTCGAGGACGCCAACGTCCTTCGCCGCCTGGATGAAGAAGTTGCTGAACTCCACCAACGTGGGCATGACCGCGTTGGTGATGGTGGCCCGCACGCCTTGCGAGGCGGTGTTGATGCGGTCCATGTTGTCGTTGAACTGCGCTGCGGCCTGGGCCGAGTCGTCGCTCATGACGCCGTGCAGCTTGCGGAACTCCTCGCGCAGCTCGGTGATGCCCGCGCGGCCACTGTTCAGCAAGGGCAGCAGGCCGGGGCCGATGCGCTCGCCGAACCACTTGACCGCAAGGGCGACTTTCTCCGGGCCGGCTGGCAGCTTGGCGAAGGTGTCGGCCAGGTCGTTCAGGACATCGTCGGAGCTGCGCAACTTGCCCTCGGCGTCCTTCGCGTCGATGCCGAGCTGCTTGAACAGCTTGCGCATGTCGGCATCGCCGCCGGCGGCCTTCGCGGTGGCGTCGCTGATCTTGACGAGCGCCTTGCCGAGCACTTCGGAGTCGGAGCCGCTCATCTTGGCGGCATAGCCCAGCTCGGTGAAAGTCTGCACGCTGACGCCGGCCGCCTCGGACGCATCGTTGGTGGCGTCCATCAGGTCGATCTGCCCCTTGACGCCGGCGGCGAGTAGGCCGCCGCTCACCAGCAGTCCCAACGAGGCCATGCGCGAATGCAGCGACAGCACCGAGCCGGTCACGCCGCTGACGGCGGCCTTGACCTTGTCAGACGTGCCGGTCGCGGCGTTGCCGAACAGCGCGAACTCGCGAATCGCCTGGTTGGCGTTCGCGAGGATCTCTACCCGTGCTTGTTGGTCAGCCATGGTGGTGGGTCAGTGAACGGTGCCGCCAGCGGCGGCGAACATCGACGCGAACTCGCGGATCGCGTCGTCTTCGGTTTCGGGGGTCACTGGCACAGGGTCTTCCTGCGGCTCGATGCCGAGGTAGGCCTGCACCATGGCCTGCAGCGGCGGAGAGCGCCGCCAGTGCCGACGGAAGGCGGCAAGGCGGTGCAGGTCCATCTGGTTCTCAACTTCATCCCAAGTCCAGCCGGTGAAGTCGATGGCCTCGACGATCAGGGTGTCCCAGTCGACGAGCCAGATGGGCTCTCCGCCGCCGTCTCCCCCGGCTGGGCCTGGGGAAACGACAGGCGGATGACCTCGTTGGCCAGCACGACTGCGGTGGGCTGATCGAGCGCCTCCTCGACTTCCTCGAGCGTCAGCTCGGGCACGGTGCGCTGCAGCGACGCATGGATGACCGGGGCCAGCGTGTCGAAGATGTGGAAGGCGTCGGTGAAGCCGCCCACGGTCATCAGGCGGATGTTTTCCTTCTGCGCCTTGAGCTGCTTGAAGTTGAGCGCCAGTAGCGGGATGACCCGCCCGGCGACGGTGAGGGTCAGGCTGCTCATTCGAAGCTCGTCAGGCTCAGCTCACCCACCAGGCCGTTGCTGTCGGCCTGGGCGGCGAACGAGAAGTCGGGCATGGAGAAGTCTTCAGCCTTGAAGCCGAATGCCAGGCTCTCGGCCACCAGCGCGTTGAGCGTGAGCGTGAGGGTCTTGCCTTGGAACTTCTGGCTGAAGATGGCGCGGAAGGTGGGCGCCTCGCCGGCGGGCTGGTTGTTGATGGCGAGGGTCTTGGCGCCGGCGGCCGTCGTCTTGTGGAGGTAGGAGAAGGTCAGGCCGTTGTCGTCCTCGTCGGCGTGGAACGTGTAGACGCCGGTGGTCTCGTTGACGGCGTACTGCTTGACGGCCGGCGTGTCTGCGACGCGCGTGTAGGTCTCGCCCGTGGCCGGGTTCTGGACGCCGAGATCCTCCAGGAAGTTCGCGCCGTTGGCGACCGTGACGGTGGTCGTGGCCACCGTGCCCGGCTCATCCAGCGCCAGCAGCTTGGCCTGGGCCAGCAGCGAGCTGCCCGGCTGCTGGAAGAACACCTGGTTCATCAGCGCGCCGTTGAAGCGGCCGGTCTTGGCCTTGCCGCTGATCTTGACGTTGCCTCGGCCGATGGCCTCGGCGAACTGGTTCTCGCCGAACAGCTCTTTGTTCGACGCCTTGAAGTCGAAGCTCGTCTCTTGCAGGGTGGCCACGCGGATGGAGGCCGCGATGGCTGCGCTGCTCTTCGCGAAGAGCACGCCTGAGTGAAAGGAAATTTGACCGCGACCAGGCATGATGGGCTCCTAGGTTGTTGGGTTCAGTGGGTGAAGATGGACAGGTCGCTCTCGCGCACGGCGCAGCGAGCCCGGTAGGTGAGTTCGGCGATGCCGACCTCGCCGACTGCCGCCTGGCGCGGCTGGACGGTGTAGAGGCCCAGCTGGGTGGCCAGGCCGCCGAGGGAGGGGTCGCGCATCAGCGCACCGTTGACGGCCGCGACGAAGGGGTCGGACACGCGGGTGCGTGGCGCGCCGCGGGTGTGGATGCTGACGATCACGTCGACCTCCATGTCGAGCAGGTCGTAGCCGCCCTCGCTGCCGAGCACGCTGATCTTTCGCGCCTGGCTGATGGCGATGTTGAGTGCGGGGCACTCGTCATCGCCGATCGGCGACATGCGCTCGAGGTGGATGCTGGTGGCCGGGATGGCCATCTGGGCGGACTGGCTGGCTTCGACGGCGTCGAGCAGCTGCTTGGCAAAAGTGGGCATGGTTGTCAGGCGACCTTGAGGGCCACAGTGCTGAAGTAGCCGTCGCCGCGCTTTTGCGCTGGGGCGCGGACGGTGAAGGCGACGCCGGCGACGGTGATGGCGTCGCCCTGGCGGAGGGTGGGCAGGTCAGCGGTTTGGAACTCGAGCAGGTAGTCCGTCGCCTGGGCTTCGTCGCCGAGGAACAGGCTGTCGGGCTGCTGCCAGCCAGCGTCGAAGCCTTTCTCGGCCGGCGTGCCGGGCTTGTAGACACAAGGCTCCAGCAGGCCGGCCGACTTGAAGGCCGCGAAGAAGATCGAGTTGTCCACCGCCGCCTGCCTGCGTTAGAACACGCCGTTGAGACGGACGCGCACCGTGGCGGCGCCGTTGGCTTTCACCGCCGTGGCGACGCCAATCTTGGTGTTGCCACTGCTGCTGGTAGTGCAGCGCTTGTTGGTGTTGTCCCAGTAGATGGCGGCGCCGACGGTGGCGGTGTCGGTGCTCAGCGCCGTGAGGTCAAAGACGCCTTTGGTGACGCCTTCGACCTGTGCGCCGCTGAGAGCCGTGAATGCGGCAACGGCGAAGATGAGGCCGACCAGCATGCCGGCGCCCGAGGCGACGTCATAGGGGGCCGTGAGAGTGAGCGTGTCGCCCGGTTGAACGAAGTTCTTCATTGCGCGTCCTTTCAGGAGTGCAGGGTTGTCAGGGGAAAACGCGCGGCACCAGGGCCGCGCTGTCTCAGCTCGCGATGGCGCCGGCGATCAGGCGCCGGGGTTCTTGAACAAGCCGCGGAACTCGGTCGCCTTGGCGGCGAAGTCGAGGCGCGCCTTGATTTCGAGGCCGTCCACATCGAAACCCATGCGCTGCTCGGTGTAGAGGCCCTCTTCGCCTTCCAGGTAGGCGTACTCGACGGTGCGGATGCGGGACGGATCGGCGGCCAGGAACCATTCGAGCGGGTTGACGGCGTCGAGGCGGGGCTCGACGACCAGCTCGTAGGCGTTGGAGAAGACGTTGACGTCCGCCGACTTTGCGGCCACCAGCAGTGCGCTCAGCAGCTTGCGCGCTTGCAACTCGCGAGCTGCGCTGACGATCAGGTAGCGGGCGACCAGGTTCAGCGGCTGGTTGTTGCCGCCAAAGTCGGTCTGCTTGCGCATGGCCTGCGTGGCTTCGTCCAGCGTGGTCTCGGTGATGCCGCCGGCGGTGCCGAGGTTCTTGTGGTCCGCGTGGAACAGCGCGACGCCGTCCGCCATCACGGCGTTGGCCTTCAGCACGTTGTAGACCGTGTCGCTCTCGAAGTCGGCAGCAGCGCGGCCGTACATCTCGGGGATCGAGCTGAGGGCGTCAAGGTCGTCGTTGATGACCGTCTGGCGCGTGATGCCCACCACCTTGCCGTACGTCGCGAGCTGGATGGTCTCGCCGGCGTCGCTGATCTTGCCGCGCTTGAACTCGCCGAACTCGTTGGTCTTCTCGAGGGCAAGGCTCGCGGCGATAGCCACGCGAGTTGCCGGGCGGAAGTCAGACAGCGTGCCCTTGCGCGCCCAGGGACGGAAGGTTTGGCCAGCACTGGTGTAGGCCTCACGCAGCGTGCGATTGACGGTGTTGGCCAACGCGATGCTGAAGTCGCTGGTGCCGTGCATGGAGCGGAAACCCATGTCGTCGCTGTTGCCCATGGCCAGCGAGACCATGGCGTTGCGGCTCATGCCTTCGGTGTTGACGCCCTGCAGCTCGAGGCTGCGGCGAGCCAGCTCGAACAGCGTGAAGCCGCGAAAGCGCCGGGCCGTCTCGGGCAGCGCGACAGTGGAGTTGGCACGGTGGGCCAAAGCCGCAGACATGTCGGCGCGGCGCTGCTGCTGCTCGTCCTGCGTGGTGGTGATGGCAGCGGCGCTGCGCGTGGGGCCGGTGTTGTTGGAGCGGGTCTCCAGCAGGCCGAACATCTCGGCGCGGGCGGCGTCGACGGTGATGCCGCGCGTGATCATCGACTCGACTTGTTCGTCGCTGATCAGCTCACCCTGCACGGTGCGGCGGAAGGCGCCGACGGCCGCGCGGATGCCGGCGGAGCGCGTGCGCTCGGCCTGCACGGCGGCCTCGGTGGCGGCGGCGGACGCCTGGGCCTGGGCGCGGGTGGCGGCCTCGGCAGCCGCTTGCGCTTGGAGTTCTTCGGGGGTCATGGAACGCTCCTGTGGAGTGGTGGTTGTGGCAACAGCGGCTGCTGCTGGGTTGGGGGAAACGTTGGCGGCGAGCGCAGGGGCGTCGCGGGTGACGAACTCGCAGGGGAAGCTGCGGCCGCCGACAGCGCGTGAGGCCAGCTCGCGCAGCTGCTCGAGGTCGGGCCCGGTGCCCTCCCCCATCGCCCGTACGCCAGCCAGCGGGTCGGCGCCAATGGGCACGAGGGATTGCTCGACGGGTTCCCAGTCGATGGCCTTCCAGATGGGCAGGCCGCCCTCGACCTCGGGGTCGAGCTTCATGAAGCGGTGGACGATGTAGCCGACCGAGATGTGCCGGATGATCTTGTTGACGACGTCGCGCCAGATGGCGTTGACCTCTTCGTCGCGGTCACTGAAGCGGCAGACGCTGCGGCCCTCGGTCGCCTCCATCCACGCCTTCTCGGTGACGCCGAGCACGCTGGACAGGCTCCACTGCTGGTGGCTGTTGAGCAGCGGCGCGCCGCCGTTCATGCGGTCGAGCCGGATGTGCGTGGGGTCGAGGCTCAGCTCCTCGAGGTAGTAGGTGCCGGTCCACCAGTCATAGCGACGCACGCGTGCGCCGGTGGTCCACACGGTCTCGAAGGTGCGGGCGTCGGCATCGATGGTGGCGACGGGGACGGCGCGCGTTTGCAGCGGCAGGCTGCGCTGCTCTGCGGCAGGCGCGGCCAGCGCGATGGCCGCCGCTGCTGCAAGGGCTACTGCGGTTTGTTGGGGCAT